CATATGCCCAGCGTCAAAAAAGCTATGGAGGAACGTTTAAGTTTCATGCAATCGGTAGATTTTGTTCCCAGGATGGTAGCCATTTTAGGCACGGAGGATCGCTTCCGTTGGTTCGATAGTGGTGACGTGCAATCGGAACAAATGGCCAATGATATCTTGGACGTGATCGAGGCCACGCCATGGTGCCAACATTGGCTACCTAGCAAGGAATATTCGATATGGCGCAATGTGCTGAAAAACAGAAGTGTTCCGAAGAATGTTGCGCTGCGTTTTTCTACGCCAAAAGATAATTCCAGGCCGATCAAAACACCGGCAGGCGTTCTTACTTCAACTACATTTACCGAAAAATCGGCCGGTCATGTAGGACACCGCTGCCCCGCCGACCTGAACAAACAAAAGACCGGCGAATATACTTGTGGCAGGTGTCGGGCGTGTTGGGACACCAGTGTTTGCAATATTGCCTATCCGAAAAGATTTGACACGTCTGCGAAAAAAGCCTAGAAAATTACTGTCGAAAATTAACTTTGGAAAAAGCAAATGAACGAAACAATAATCAGCATCTTCAAAATTGAAGGCAACTGGATCGCCAACCTAGACTTAGGTGATGGTGAAGCGGATATTTTTATTGCATCTGGCATTGACTTGGATACAGTTGTGGCAGAGGCCAAGTCCGTAGCTCGCGAAGAATTGGGCCGCGACGCTGACATTGTTACCATCGACCAGTAAATTTTACACACACACACACACCACTTTGAAAGGTTAACAACATGGAAACTCCCTTAGCAGTCTTAAAACGAGCACGAAAAAAATATAGAGATATATATGAGAACGCGTTAAAAACAAAGGATCACAAAAAAGCCAAGGAGTTCCACACAAAATGGAATAGGGCGGATAATTTAATTGTTCGTATCGAAACAAAACAGTAACACACACACCACTTTGAAAGGTTAATAGCATGACACACCAACACACACCCGGCCCTTGGCGCAATGTAGAAAATCGCGCTGTTCAAATTGGAACAAGTTATTTTATCCACCCTTGCCAGCATCACTCCGGGCCGGTGGAGATTAAGCCGGCGGACGCCAATCTCATCGCCGCTGCGCCTGATTTGCTGGTCGCACTTGAGGATGTTTTGAACATGGTGGAGGAACCCGAAGGCCCTTATTACCACAAGGCCCGCCGCGCACTTGCAAAGGCGCTTGGATACTAGCCATCACCTACATCAGCCCAACTATGGCCCGCCTTCTGGCGGGTCTTTTTGTGTTATGCCCTATAAGCCGTTTTAAGGCTCACCAGTGAGCATCTTTGCTTCCGGGTACCTACCTACCAGAGGAACCAGAGAAGGCCACCCAGTGGTCAAATATGGCCCAGCACGGAACCAGAACAGACTAGGAACATGTTAGGAACTCTGCCCAGGTAAATTGCCTAATATTTAGGCATTACAACAAATTGATCATTCATTGTGCACACTCTCTTACACTGTGATATTTTCACAACACTGTCCCACATTTGCAACACTGTTGTATTTCAGCCACTTAGACAATTGTGTTGCATAATTGTCACGCATTTTTGCAACACTTTTGTTCCACTTTTGTTCCACTAGGTGAGCTTGTTCCACATTTGTTCACGTTTTGTTCCACTGTTGGAACAATTGTGGAACATTTGTGGAACACTTGTGCACACAAGAACAAAACAAGAACTGAAACACTGGTGAACATAACGTGAACAAAAATATTGCGACCCCCCCACGTGTGTTAACATTATGATAGTTCTTTGTCTCCATTCTGGAGGAAAAATGAAAAACTCTATTGACATCATTGTCACATTATGTTATACTTATGGTAAGCTTCAAAATAGGAGGCTCTATTGAGGTTTGAAGATTACAGAAATCCTAAAACATTAGACAAACCGTTAACAAAACGGGAAGCAGAGTTTATTACTGGTTTGGTAGACCATAAGTTGTCAGCGGTGGAAGCTTTTGCCAAAGCTGGCTACAAAGGTAAATCTCAAAAGGTTTTCAAACACAGAGCCAACAGAACGCAGCGTTATTTATGGCCTCACATTGAAGAACGTATCCGCCAGAAAGTAGGTGAAACAGCTACAATGGCGCTAGGCGTACTAGAGCAACTTTTACAAAGTGACTCCGACAACGTTAGGCTAAACGCTGCCAGAGACATCCTTAGCAGGGCTGGCTATGATGCGGTCCACAAACAAGAAACTGTCTTGAAAGAAGTTTCAGAGCTAAGTGATGAGGAGCTAGACGCAAAGCTAGCTGAACTGAGCAACGTTGTTAAACTGCCTAAAAGGAGTTGATATGTTCTACTACGATATTCCCCACAGCTTTACCTATCCTGTTTTCGTAATTAGCGACAGTGAGCTAAAGCTTCAGAAGAAACGACATCTTGAGGCCAAGAAAGATTCTCTTCAAAAATCGATGGACTTTCTTCAGGACAAAATGTCAAAAGTTGTTAAATCACTAGAAGAGCTAGATGAACAAAAATGAAGCTCTAAAGCTTCTTGAAGAGAAGCAGCGTAGGCTTGAAAATAACCGGATCAAGCAATACAAGCCTTACGACTATCAGGTAAACTTTCACTCTGAGGGCAAAGACTGTCCTCAGAGAATCTTAATGGCAGCTAACCGGGTAGGGAAAACTTATTGCGGAGCCGTAGAAACAGCTTACCACATGACGGGCGACTACCCGGAGTGGTGGGAGGGAAAAAGATTCAAAAAGCCTGTAAGGGTCTGGGCAGCAGGAGAATCCAACGACACCACCAGGGACATCATCCAGAAGGAGTTGTTTGGCTCTCCCCAGGACCCGTCGAAACTAGGCACAGGGGCAATACCAAAGAGCAAAATTGTAGACACTATTCGTAAACCGGGCGTACCTAATGCTTACAGTGCAGCACTAGTAAAACACGCTTCAGGAGGTAATTCTCAGATAAGTTTTAAGGCTTACGAACAGGGTTTTCAGAAATTTATGGGCGAGGCCGTAGACGTAGTTTGGCTAGACGAGGAACCTAAGCAAGAAATATTTAGCCAGTGTATAACCAGAACTGCCGACACAGATGGCATAGTTTATATGACTTTTACACCGGAATCAGGGATGACTCAGGTAGTAAGTAGTTTCTTAAACGAGCTAAAACCCGGTCAGTCTATGGTTACAGCTACCTGGGACGATGTAAAACACCTTGATAGCAAGACGAAAGAACAACTATTAGCAGTCTATAGCCCAGCAGAGCGGGATATGCGCTCCAAAGGCATACCAGTATTTGGATCAGGTTTAATATTTCCTGTCAGTGACGAAGACATCATTTGCAAAGACTTTGATTTACCAGAACACTTTATTACCGTAGCTGCCATAGATTTTGGGTTTGACCACCCCACAGCGATTAGTTGGGCAGCTTTGGACCCAGACAACGATGTTATTTACGTTTATGACGAACACAGACTAAGCAAAGAAACACCGTTGACACATGCAGCGGTTCTTAACAGTAGAACACCAGGAATACCCGTAGCTTTTCCTCATGACGGACTCCAACACGACAAAGGTAGTGGAATACAGCTAGCGCAACAGTACAGAGACTTGGGAGTTTCTATGCTAGCACAACACTTCACCAACCCACCAACGGAGGGACAGCTAAATGGTAATAATTCTGTCGAAGCAGGTCTTAGCGAAATGCTTCAACGGTTTGAAACTGGTCGCTTGCAAATTTTTGAGTCTTGCGGTCAAACCCTTGAAGAGCTTCGTCTCTATCATAGAAAAAACGGAAAAGTCGTTGCGCTCAAAGATGACCTGATGAGCGCAATGCGCTATGCCGTTCTTTCCGTGGAACGGTTTGGCGAGAAAATTGGAAACAAAACTGTTTACAGGAAATACAGTTTTAATCAAGAAATCAAGTATTCTAATATGGGGATAGTTTAAATGCCAAAACTTAATGGAAAGCACTATAGCTACGATGCAAAAGGAATGGCTGCTTACAAAAAAGCAGTGGCAAAAAAGAAGAAGAAAAAAACCAAGAAAGCTTAGTCCATGACTAGTATGACAGATGACGAAGTACTAGCCCTTGTCAGAGGCGAGGTAGACGCTAGTTCTTCTTATGTAGACTCTGAGGTTAGTAGTCAGCGTGAACGTGCGCTGGAATACTTCTACGGAGAGCCTTTTGGTAACGAAGAAGAAGGACGCTCCCAGGTAGTTATCACTGACGTTCAGGATACTATCATGTGGATGATGCCTTCGCTCATGCGCGTATTTACCTCTGGTAAAGATGTAGTCCGCTTTAGCCCACAAGGACCAGAAGACGTTCAGATAGCAGAACAAGCTACAAAATTTGTAAACCATGTGTTCTACAAACAAAACGATGGCTTTTCTATTCTCTACAATTTTTTCTTTGACGCCTTGCTACAAAAAGTAGGGGTGGTAAAACACTACTGGGAAGAAATACAAAAAACGACCACCGAAGATTACCAGAACCTTACAGACCAAGAGTTCTACTTTATCAAAAATAGTGACGATATAGAGCTTGCAGAGCACACTGAACGAACAGAAGTCAAGGAAATAATGGACCCTGCTACAGGGCAGATAATCGAAGTAGAAGAAGTATTCCACGATGCCACGTTTGTAAAGAATACTTTCGAAGGTAAAGTTACCGTAGAAAACGTGCCCCCGGAAGAATTTTTAATTAACCGTGGGGCTAAAAGCCTAGAAAACGCAAGGTTCATTTGCCACCGTTCTCACAAAACTCGTGGCGAACTTATTGCAATGGGCTTCGACCAGGACATTGTAGAATCTTTGCCCTCGTTTGCAAGCGGAGCAGATGATATCACTACTAGTCAAGAATATATGGCTAGACATGCTTATGACCAAACCAACCTTGTACCAATAGGGCCTAACACAGAGTCGGAAGAATCTGTAGAAGTATTTGAATCGTACACTAAACTAGATGTAGAAGAAACTGGCATAGGCGTACTCTACAAAATTATCCACTCGGGTAACGAAATACTAGAGCTAGAGCCCTGTGACGATATTCCTTTTAGCGCCATTTGCCCAATTCCTGTACCTCACAAGTTCTATGGTCTAAGTGTTGCTGAAACCGTAGAAGACGTTCAGCTTGTTCGTAGCACTCTGACTCGTAACCTGATGGACAATATGTACTTGGCGAATAACGGCAGGTTCCAGATTGTTGAGGGTCAGGTTAACATAGACGATCTGCTAACTAACCGTCCTGGCGGCATCGTCAGAACAAAGTCTCCCAACGCTCTACAGCCTATCCAGACTCCTGCCCTGCAACAGTACAGCTTCCAGATGTTGGAATACTGGGACCAGATTAAGTCAGGACGCACTGGAGTTAACGCCGCAACTCAAGGATTACCGGCTGACGTAC